GCTACTGTTGCACCTTTAATTAGATAATAATCTACAGATGAACGAGTGAAATATACATCTACAGTAACTGGACTAATGCTTGTATTTGCACAAGATAAACCAATAACTGTAGTTTGAGTAGAAGCGCCAACTGTTACTACAGTAGCAGGGGATGTACCTACGTTTTTATTTGCGTAAGATGTAAAATTATTTGCCATTTTGTTTTTCCTTTGAATTTTCTAGATATTGAATAGCTTTTTGTAATAATTCAATATCATCTCTAAGATTACCTATACCTGTATTACAATTGCTACAAAGCAATCCTCGAATTTCTCCTGTATCATGGCAATGATCTACAGCTAAAGCTCTTGTCCTTCCGTTAGCAGTTCCGCAAATTGCACAACAACTATTTTGAGATTCAAGTATTGCTAAATATTCTGTATAACTAATACCATAAGTACGTTTAAGTTTTATGTCCTTATCTCTTCCGTAGTCATAAGGTCGTTTATGTTTGTTCTTGTGGAAACTCTTAAGTTCAGATTCTCGTCTACACTCTATGCAATGGGGTCGATAACCACCTTTGTAACCAGAACCTCTTGGAAAGAGTTCGAGAGGTTTCTCTTGTTTACAAGTTTTGCAAATCTTCACGACTCATCCCAACGCAATTGCCATTGCTACACCTGTACCAGCAGGATCTGTTGCGCCGTAGAAGTTCCATAGAGAACCATCCCATACATACATACCGTTTGAGGATGTATTCCAATATAATGCACCTACTAATAATGCGTTACCATCATTGTCTAATGTAGGCGCTGTTGACTTAGCACCGAGCCATCTATCATCGAAAGCATCATATGAAGCAGCGGCTGCGTTTTGACTAATCAAAGCGGCATCTGCAGAAGCATCAGCAGCAATAGCACTAGCATCGGCTTCGCCAGCTTTTGTAGTTGCAATACCAGCTTGTGTAGTAGCTGTACCAGCAGCGGTTACAGCAGTGTTTTTATTTGTTACAACTTCAGCTGCTACAGTATTAGTTTCAGTTGCGAAAGTAGGTAACGCTCCTAAGAAATCATCAGCTCTTGCGCTAAAGTTTGTTGGGTCGTCCCTACTCGGAGGCGTTGGTAGTGGAGTAATTGTTGACATTATTTGTCCTTTTTAAATTAGATTAAACCTTCAAGTTCTAAGCTACAATAGCTAGTATCTGGATATGAAATCTCAATAGAGAATTCTCGATAAAACCCATACACAATGGCTGGCTCTTCATATAAAATATCATCTGTGGCAATCCATAGAACTGGTGTAGCCCTAAGACTTGACAATGTTCGATGTACTCTATTAAGTTCCGAGTTATGAATGAATACTCGACTTGATAGTTTCTTAGCGAAGTTTCGTTTAATGAATACACGTTGACCGAATTCATCTACATCTACTCTACTATAATCAGTAATACCAGCAGATGCTCCATATTCTGTTGTGCCTAACTTCTTAGTTTGACCGAATACGATCTGGCCTAATTCTAAATCGGCGTTACCTTCAAGTTCAAAAGTAACATGAGCATTACCGTATAACGGTGGAAGATCTGTTAGAATAACTGTAGTACGAGCGTAATCGAATCCTGTGAAGAAATAAGAGAACCAATCGATAATGTTAGCTGAATCTAAACCGAATTCTTTTTCATATACAATGTTACCACCAAGATCATCTCTTACTGTAACTTTCAAGTAAGTTCCTTTTACAATATTTAATAAAGCAAAAGTATCAATGAATCCTGTTTTTAGTGTAACTGTAATGTTATCTGGATTTTTAGTAGTAGTATTAATTTCATTATCGAACATAGCATATAGATTGCTAGGTCCAACTCTAAACCACCATGTCGTAGACGTATCTGGTTGATGATTTGTATTACTACCAGCTAATGAAATATAAGTTGAATTATTGTATACAACATAAGCATCTGCTGCATAAGTCGTACCAGAATTCCAATCAGGATAGATTTCAGTCACATTTTCTGAAATTAGCCTATCCGAAGTAAAAGTTGTGGGTACTGTGAGCTTCAAGATTATCCCCTAAGATTACCCATGTAGGGTTAATAAATATTAAGTTAATTATATCACAAAATCTATAATAAGTCAAGATGTAATATACAAATAGTTACTGAAAAGAAAAACCCCAAGGCTTTCACCGAGGGGTTCTTTAAATTAGATAACGATAGTCTGAACTTTAATAGTATCAGATTCTATCACTCTGTCTAATAGTTTAGCAGTTTTAGAAGTGTTAACAACTGTAGCTCTTGTCTCAGCGCGTAAACCATCAAGATTAGTATTTAATCTATCAATAGCTTGCCACAGCATTTGACTATCTGTAGAGTTACTTGAGCTGATTGCACGTACACCCAATGAACCGTCTGGAAGCTTGTTTAAAGGCATAATTGCCTCTGGTCCAGCCTCACCCATTAACGCAGTGTTAAACAACGTTGGAGCATTGACGATACCATTTGAGAATGTGCCACCTTTAGCAAACTTTAACAAATCTTGTGGAATTGGAAGCTTGCTATAGTCAACCTGCTTGATACCTTGACTATTCTCGGACACAGCACTTGGGTACATCTTCTCAACTTCTTGAGCTAATACACCACGCTTAGTATCTGTACCTAAGATAGAACTGTAAGGAGACTTATAGTTGAAATCATAAAGATTGATACCATTTGGAAGAGTCTTATATAAACTGATATTCTCTTTGATACGAGCATCACTGAATAAACTACTTACAAAGTTAGTTGCTTTCTTTACGGTACTTACACCAGTATCGATAACAGATCCAGCTGCACCACCAACCTTAGTAAAGAATCCGCCACCGCCACCAGATGATGAAGATCCACCAGCAGTTCGAATACCTTCTAAGACTTTACCGATTTCAGTTAAGTTCAAATTCATAGTATCGTAGAACTTATATGATCCTGCGATAGCATTGTAAACTGAACCTAATCCTTCTTTCTGTAAAGAGACTAATTGCTTAATCTGTTCATCAGCACTAGTTGCTGTCTTATTGGTATTTGTAGCAGTATTATCAGTACCTGATTTGATTAAACCTAATTCTGTCAAACTCTTAATTAAAGCGTTTTCAGTTCCATCGGTATTATAGTTAATTAAACCTAAAGTACCTTGAGCCTTTACAGCTTCAATATAAGCATCAGATGTATAATCACTGATTAGACCAAGTTGATTTAAAGACTTGATCGCTTGTAAGTAACTATCTAAAGTATTCTTAGCAGTTTCGTCAGAAGCTACTGAAGTACCCTTTGTATAGGTTGCAATTAAATCTAACTTTAATAATACTTCGTCATTCCAGCTTTTAACTACTGGTAGAGCAGCAACTTGTGTTGCAACTTGAGCAATAGCTAATCTGTATTGAGCAGATGAAGTAGAAGCAGATCTTGCAGCATCTAAATATGCTTGAGCAGATGTTGTAACATTACCTAATGCTGTCTGATCACTTACTTGTGAAAGAGTTAAATCTTTTAAGTATTGTGAACGTGTGCTAGATAATGTTTGAGTTGGTGTAGCTGCAGAAGTTGTAGTTAACTTCTTCAACCAATCTGAAATTGATTCTCCAGATTTTCTCAATAAGTCATTAGCTGACTTTAAAGCATCTGCTGCAGCTTTCGCTAGAGAATCAGCTTGATCTTGCGCGGCTTTAGCGGCTTCATCGGAAGCTTTAGTTACTGTAGAGAATGCTGAACTTAATTTAATAAGGTTTGCATAAGTCTCTTGACCAGATTCTGAATATAAGTTTTGTTGATTAACTAGACTTCTATAATCTTCAATAGTCTTTGGTAGTGTCAATCCCATGTCAGAGAAAGATTTTGTTAATTCCTCTAATGTTTTTGCATTTCTTTCTTGCTCTGTATAGAAGTTTTGATAGAAATCAGAAATAGAAGATTCAAAATCGGATAATGTACCAAATAGATTAACTAGACTATCAGCAGCCTTAGCTCCCTGTACTCCAATTAATTCGTAATTAGCATTTAAACGATTTGTTTGTAAATTAACATATTCTAATTGAGCAGCAGTTCTAGTTAATGTTTCGAAGTAACCTTCACCTACTTTCTGTAAGCTCTCAAGTCCCGGAACAATTGCCTGTGCAATCTTATCTGCTTCAGCTCCGAATACATTATTTAACTTCTCAGCAATAGCTTCACCGTTCAAGCCTTGTAAATCGATATCACCTAAAGATACTACATAGTTAGATAACTTGGTATTTACAGAAGCAATACTTTCACCAAGTGCTAATGCTCCGTATTTAACAGCATCACCAACACCAGTTAGAATACTAGTGATTTGACGTTCAATCTCAGGGTCAAGCGAAGATTGGCGTTTGCTACCACTGGTATCGTATGTCATACCTAAAAACTTACTCTTCTCTTCAACGTTAGCATAGTAACTACCTTGGAATCCACCTTGTGAAATATTTCCTAAGTTTTGTGATGCAGATGTGATACCCGCACCCTTTATACTAATTGATTTTCCGAATAGAGAAGTGTTAATACTTTTGAGAAGACCAGAAACAAAGTTTTTACCGATCACTGCCTCTAATGTATTAGCTCCAAGGTTCATGGCACTGCTAAGACCAGTGTCAAATTTACCAGTAGGAATACTTCCTGTTAGGTTTGATAAACCGCTTGATCGAATTAATAGATTTGTGAAACCATTAATGTTTGATTCAATATTAGATAAACTCTTAGCCATTTTCTGACTATAGTTAAGTGCCAATATTTCAGTATCATTTAATAACTCTAAGCTATTATTTAAGCTTTCGCTCTTAGCTGTAGTATCACCGAATACTGTTCCTGTTCCCATATTAGATGGAGCTGGACCACTATCGCCACCACCTACCATACCGACTGTAAAACCGATAGCAGCCATAATAGCAGCCATAGCAGCCATACGTGGGAAGGCTGTGTAAGGATCTCCTTTGGATTGGTTAGCTACACCAGCAGCAGCAGCTGTTTGACCTTCCATTAAGTTGGCGGCAGCAGCTTTGATTGACATTGCCAATTGGAATACACGATATACTTTCTCAGCATTCTCCAAAGCTTTATAAGTCTTACTACCTTGTTTGGCATATGACTTTAAACCACCAATCATATCACCGTATGACTTCATTTGTTCATACGAAGCTACAGTAGCAATTCGTTCTTGAATTTTACCAAATTTAATAATGTCTTTGCCGTTGGCTTTAAGGTTATCACTGTAAGCGGCAGCTGTACGTTCTTGACTTTTACCAATATCTTCAATCGCCGTAATAAACTTACCTGCACCTGCTAAAGCACCATCGAACATTGTACTTAGGTTAGCACCAGAGCCAATATTTTCAAAGGCTGCTTTAGTAGTACTACCTAATCGTTCCATAGCTCTAGCTGTCGATTCAATTGCCTTATCATCGATAACTTCGTTACTTGCTTTTACGCTTTCACCTAAATTATCATATGCAGCTCTAACGGATTCAATAGCAGCGACTCTTTGTTTTTCAAGAGCACTAGCGTCTTCAGGCGTTTTAGCATGAGCAGCTGCTCTACCGAATTCAGCATTAATTTTAGCTTCTTGAGTTCTTCTTGCAACTAATAAATCTACATAATATTTATCATTAGCTTCAAGTTTGGCTTCATTTTGTTGCTCAATCAATGCTAGTTCGTTAGATAAATAAGCACCTTCTCTAGTAAGACCTAAAGCATAATTTGATTTATTAATTGCTTGTTGCTTAGAGAATTCAGAATCGATCATTTTTGTCTGATCTGAATACTGTCTCTTTAATGCATCTAATCCTGTATCTTTTGGAATTAAAGCTGATGCACCTTTGCTATCTTTAATCTGTTTCTCAAATTTTATAGCATCGGCTGAGTTCTTAGCTTTTTCATCACCTAGTTGTTTCTGAGCATTGATCTGCTTACCTAAACTAGTTACGACTTCTTCGTAATATTTGATTTCTTCTTCGTTAGTTCTACCGAATCTAGAATACCAAGACTTACCTTTTTGTGCTTCGATTAAACCAGCAGTGGCTTCTTTCATTTGATCTTGTAAAGTACCTTTACGACCAATATTTAAGATTGAATCCCACATTGATTTTGCAGCAGCACCGATACCGTAGAATACAGTTTCGAATACACCCATATCAGCTTTCATTTCTTCAGCTGCTTTTTTGAGAGATTTAGAATATGCATCTGTAGCTAATCTAGCAGCTTCAGTTTGTTTTCCAGCTAATTCTAAATTGCGTACTTGATTTAGAATCTCTACGTTAATAGTACCTAATTCTTTAGCGAATGGAATTAAACCTTCTGTAGGCTTCTCAGAAATCTTACTAAAATTCTTAGCTAATTCCTGTGCGCTGATACCCGTGATCTTGCTAACTTGAACAATAGTCTTTGCTACTGTTTCTAGATTGTCACTTGTAACATATCCAGCTTTAGCAATTTCAGTAATAGCTTCTACATAGTTTCCAATATTACCTTTAGAGCCAGCATATGCAGCTGATAAACTCAAAGCCTTATCTTGGTTTAAACCTAGGCTACCACCAGTTAAGGCAACAGCTTTGCTTAATTCTGATTCTTGATCAATTACTTTGTTGAGTGCAACTAAATAAACACCAGCAAAAATAGCAGCAGCTGATAAAGCTACTGTACCAATTGACATTAATGATTGAATCATTCTACCTGAAGATAATTCCATTAATCTTTGGTATCTTGTAGAAGAGATTAATCCTTCATTTAATTTATCTAAAGCATCTTTGGCTTCTGACAATCTCTTAAATGGTGCTACAATACCATCGTAAATAGTCTTTCCAGCACCGACAGCCATTGTTACTAGTAAACCACCTACAGCTAAAGAAACATCTTTAACACTAGATACCATAGATTTAGATGCTTCAATTAACATCTTACCCATGTCTTTACCAGCTACGCCAGCTAATGCGAATTGATCTCGTAACTGACCACCTTGTTGTAGCATTACAGTTAAAGGTGCTTGACCAGTTGCAAGACCAACCATAATGTCGGTAATCTGTGGACCTAGTGCGCGAGATAGATAATCAACCTGTCTATTACCACTAGCTTTTTGTAATTGTAATAACTTCTGACGATATGTTTCTAATTGAGCTGTTTGTTCAGCTACTGTCATACCAGAAGATTTTAATGCCTTCTCGAATCTTAATAAAGCATTGTTAGTACCAGAAGATAATGTTTGATTTTCTTCCTTTAAAGCACTATCGACACGATATAATTCTTTAGTTAAATATTCATTAGCTTTAGTTGTATCTGTAATAGCCTTCATCTGATTCTTCATAGAATTAGTACGAAGATCATTCTGGTTATTAATTTCAACACTTTGTCTAATTAGATTTTCATATTCAGCTGATAAGCCTTTTATATCTTTATTTTCAATCTTATACAAAGCAATTAGGCGCTCTTTCTCACGAGCGATATCTGTCATTTGCTTTTCAGTAAGACCTAAATTACGATTGAATAATGAAGTAACTTCAGAAGTTGTTTTATACTCATTCTGTAGCTTTTGCATTAAACCAATACTCTTATCAAATGGATCACCACCGATTAAAGTACGTTGTGTTTTTAATGTATTATTTAACTCAAGCATTTGGCTGTCTAATGCGCCAGCTGCTTTATAAGTTGCCATGATAGAAGCTTGACCACGAGAGTTTCCTTGAGCCATATACTCAAGAATTAGGTTTTGCTTCTCTAATACACTGATAGATTTCTTACCAGCTTCAGTACTCTTTTCCTGAGCTTTTTGCAACTTCTCAGCAGCAATAGCAGCTTTAACAGCAGCTTCTTCAGCCTTAGCTTGTTCCTTAGCAACTTTTGCAGTAGCGGCTGCACTTTCTGTCATCGGCTTATTTAGCTTCTGAACAGCAGCACCTAACGCTTCAAGTTTTACAGCAGCATCTTCTAGTTGTTTCGTATCAACTTTAAATCTTAGTTCTGCTAAATCCATATGGTTCTCCTAGTTATGGAAAATATTTATATACTAGATATAATCTTTCTTATAGAGACTTATATAAATCCATATAAGAAAGCCTCCGATAAGGAGGCAATCTTTATTTCTTTTGCTGTTTTTGTTTTTCTGTTTCTGCTTGTTTGGCAAAAGCAGATAATGCAGAGGCATCGAACTTCTTTAATAACTCTAATTCCCAATCCTCTGGTTTTATTTCTATTAAATCAAAGTAAGATTTAATTTCAGTATAACTGATAGGATTAACACCAAACCCATTACTAGATCTAGCATTGTGAAGGTCTAAGAACCATTTCCAAACAGAGTAGCAACTTTCGGGTAACTCAACCATTTCTTCTAACTCTTTTGGTTTTTTACCCGTTTGTCTCCACACATTATGAAGTTGCTCTTTTAAAGAACCGCCAGATGATCGTTGACCAAAGGCGAATTCTTGTTTAGCATAATCAACAGCTTGGTCTATTTCACTTTGGGCGAAAGTTTAAGAGTTGACTAGCTTCTTCCATTACAGCTTCTTTAATCCAAGAATGTTCCTTGAATACACGTTCTGCATTTTCTTTAGAGAAAGCAACATCTGTCTTACCTTCGGAGATACCCTTCCAACCGATTACACGGACAATAGCTGCTTCGATTGAAAGCTCTTCAGCTTCTTCAATTGTCATATCATCTACGTCTTTGCCACGGCGTTTGGCTTGTTGTTCACGTAATTTAAATTCTGCGTACTTCTTACGAGCGTATGCTTTTACAGTCTTAGATTGGTCGCCGCGAACAGTGATAAATGCACCTGTTGGTTCGTTAGTTCCGGGCAATAGGAGTTCAAACTCGTAACCGACTTCAGCAGCTTCTGCAAAGTTATTTTTGTTTAGGTCAAATGACATAATATTCCTTTCAAGGTGTTAATAAATGGGTATGATCCCGCTATACAGGTATAATTATATCATAAAATCTTAGAAAAAGCAAGATGTTATTGCTAATCTATAAAAGAAAAAACCCCAAGGCTTTCACCAAGGGGTTTAGACATAATGGCCTCTAAGGGCAACATTATCAAAATTAAGCTACAGCTGAATCTTGGATTTGGATTGTAGTTGCAGGTAAACCAGCACTTGTTACATCGTTTAAGAGAGCTTGGAAGCTTGTAGAAGCAACTAAACCTAACTCTTGGTCATCCTTGCTGAAGCTACCGAGTTTGACTTTAGGGATGGTGAATGTTACGAAGTCAGCATTTGCAGCAGTACTTGTAGTCATTGCCATTACTAAGCTAACAACAGTTTCATCTTTGAAGTAGTTACGGAATGTAGCATCTTGGAAGTAAACACTTAAGTTACCAGTAACACGTACACGACCTGTGAAGATATCAGCAACAGAGTTAGAACCAACAGCAGTAGCATTCTCAGTAGCACGTTCGATTGTGAAATCGGCAGAAGTTACTAAAGCAACTGGTTGACCTTGTACTAACATTACACCGTTAACAGCAGCGAAAATACCGTTTGTATTTTGTGCAGTTGGTGAGCTGAAGTATTGTGAAGTACCTGTTTGTGTTAAGTCTTTACCAGCAAAGCCGATATCGATTGTGCTTAAACCAGTAGCTGGTAATTGAATAGCAACGCTATTAACTTTCATACCAGTGTAAACTTCTGATTGAGCAATGTCAGAATACCATTCTTCAACAGTATATGATTGATCAGTGTGACCAGTTGTAGGAACGTAAGTTACTTTACCAGTAGCTGTAACGGTTACAGATGCGATTGGACCTTCTTCAGCTAATAGTGTACCATTAACTACTGAAACAGTTAATTCTGTAGCAGTCATAGAAGCGATTAATAGGTTCTTACCAACGTTATCTACATCAAGACCTGCACCAGTTAAACGAACGACCATACCGACTAGGAAGCCATCGCTTAAGAATGAACCAGTACCACGAGTGATAGTGAATAATGAACCAGAAGCAGCAATAGTTACTGAAAGGCTAGAAACAGTAGGCGCTGTAGTGAAATCACGAGCTACAACTGAACCCATAAAATCTGCATAACTAGCAGGTGATAATTCACCATTTAAAGAACCTTCAGCACTGCGTACACCGTGACGGAAATCAGCTACTTGGCGATCTGTACGAATTTCATTTGATTCGTAAGTTTCTTTCATCAAGTTGAAGTTAGCAGTAACTCTACGAAGCAATTTACCAGAGGTATTGCCAGCAATTGTACCGAAAGTTGTTTCTTTTTTGTAGCCAACTTGTTTGGCTGTACCTTTTGAAATTGTCATGTTATTTTCCTTATTTAATTTACATTTTGCAAAATGTCTGATTCAGGTAATCAGCAACCATTTAATTAGGCTGAATAAACTTCAGCTACTAATTCAATTATTACAGGACACACAAGCCTGTCAGATGCAACACTGGTTCCTGCAATTTGCGGTGTACGCAAAACATGAATTCTAATATTGTCTTCTAACAAAGTCAAACCTTTATTGAAATGGTTTCTGACTAATTCGGCACGAGCTATAACTTCAGCTGTTCCCTTGTTTAATGCACCAGCAATAAATACTTGCATGGTGATTCGTTCACGATAAAAACCAGTTCCTAAAACAGGATCGTCTGGAGGTTGTATTGTGAACTGAACTCTTTGATATAAGCCAGCAGGTGGTGTAAAGGTAACACCTTCATAACCTGTAGCTACAGTTGGCGCTAGAGTTGAAAGGTGTCTTTCAGTGGCTCTTTTAACTTCAATGATTGCCATTATGTCGCCTTATAAAATTCATTTAATTGTAATTGGTAAACACCTAAGATAGAATCTAGGGTAGGTTGCATAATACCATTCGGTGCTTGATCAGAAGCGCCACTTTCCAATGACAATACTGGATCACCGTTTTTATAATGTGAGAATGACCATCCATCTGTACCAACATAAGGTACACTGTTAACCACGTATACTGTATCACCTAATTTATAATTTCTAGAATCATGTTCAGCGAAACTTTTTGTATTAGTTGCATTTTCACCATCGGCTCTAAGAGGTACAAGTTCTTTGGAATATTCATTCATCCAAATACCCCAACCACCTTTAGCAGAACCTTCAAATGGTTGCATGTACTTTAAGCGACTAGCTGCATTATATAATTTGAAATAGTTTTGACTATCACCGTATGGTGTATTTTCAATTGCTTGCCATGCGATTTTATAGCTGAATATCTCAACCATATTTTCCATGCGTTTTACAGCATCTTTATGAAATTCCTGCAATTGCTTTAATAAGGCATCTGTATTGCATGATATTTTCATAGATTAACCTTTTATGGCAACTAATCGATATAATACTAATTCACCTTTTGCTCGGTGTTCAACTAATGAATCGATTGTGAATGTTTCACCAGATACTGTAATCTTATCTCTAACAGCAGGAGTAAAAGCTAAACTATCATTAGCTAAGTAAAAGATAGCTGCTGTTTTTCCGATTAAATTTGGGTAGCTATACTGATTAGCACTAATATGCTTCTTATACATTTTTACAGTATAAGTTGTTTCAGTATTTGAAATTGAACCAGTTTCAATATTATAAGCGCCTTCTGCTACAGTAACGTAAGACATTGACTCGCCATGAATATTAATTAACTTCTTTGTTGAGGCTAAGAACGCATTAGACATTATTATACCTCAAAGAAATTAGTTGGTAATGAGCTTTGACTTTCAGAAGGGGTTACGATAACATTATTATCGCTATTTGCATTATTTGCATCCATGTCAGCTAAACTAATACCACCAGCATACGGCATAGCGTTATTATAAACTGGATTCATATCTGGATTAGAGATATACATCTTCAGTGCTTGCATGTAGCTCTTAGATGCGCTAGAGCCTTTGATAGAGAAGATATCTACAGTTTCATCAGTACGCATTGACAATTTAAAAATAATTGACTTGGCAGCATCCATAGCTGCTCTACGCATTGAGCCTGAGTTCTTATCTAGAAAATACTGATATTCTGAATCGGACATAACAGGCAGTGCAGTATCAGTGTCGCCTAATTCGATTCTAAGATTTGCAACTGTCATATTTGTTCCTTTATTAAATTTCTAACATAGAATCCTATTTCTAAGACTCTACATTAGAAAGCCTCCCGAAGGAGGCAATCCCATCTAATGATTAGTTAGAAGTTGTGACCTTAACCACAGCAGCAGGGCGGCGAATTAAGTTCAAGAAGTTTGATTCAGTTTGAATCTGGATCTCAACATCTTTTGGATCACGGTAAGTGAAAGCGTAAGCTTCTTCACCGAGAGTGTTTACGTGGCTGAAACGGTTAGCAGGTGAGAAGTATGTCTTGAACATATCAGCTGTACCTGTTGGTAACATTACGCCTTCGCCAGCAGGGATGAGGGCTGTACCGTTGAATGAACCACGGTATTCAATGTAAGTTACGCCACCGTGTTCAAAACGGCGATATAAACCAGAACCTAAACGGTTACGTAATGGCTCTTGTGTGCTAGTGTAATACTTGTAAGCTTCTTTAACAGTAGCGTGAGCGATTAACTTAGCGAAGAATGTTGGTGAGCAGAGAACGATCACTTGGTTCACGACTTCACCAGTTAAGATGTTGTCTTGAATGTGAGCGATACCTTCTTCAGACTTGGCGAGTAAGTCGGTAGTTGTAGTACCTAATACGAAGTCGATAGACTTTTGTGTAACGCCGAAATCGGTGAAGAAGTTACCAGAAACTGTACCGTTTGGAGCGTAGATAGCGCCAGTAGTGAGTGCGTAAGCACGAGCAGCTTCGAGAGTGATAGCGTGGTTAGAACGGATACGCTCTAATTTACGTGCTGTAACAGCAGCTTCGGTTTCAGCAGCATCTGCATTACCGTAAGCGCGTTTACCTTGTACGTCTTCTGGCTTGATAGCGTCATCAAGTGGGAAGTGAGGGATTGGGAAAGAACGTAATGCACGAGTGTCATCAGAGTTAACTGTGTTACGAGCGCCACGAACTTGGTCGGTTACTAAACCTAATGTACCTTGAGAAGACTCAACGGTTACTGAGTGTTGAGCTACAGATTCATTAGAGAAGATGCCTAATTCATTGATTAGACCCCATTTGTTAGGAACTAGTAAAAGTTCTTGTGTGTAGTCTACTAATTCAAATGGTTTTTCAAAACTGCGTACTTGCATGTTATATATTCCTTATTATTTGTTGAAATTCAGATTAGATTGCATCGTTGCAATTGATACCCTTGGCTTCGAGAGCAGCGTATACTGCAGCTTTTTCAGCATCGAGGTTATAAGTTGCATCTAATACTAAACCAGCCTTTGATACGATAGCTGGACCTTTGATAAGGACGAGTACCTTGGTGTCAGTAGTAGCAGCAATTGATTGCTCACCGATAACGATAGCGTCAGCGACTTCTGAACCGTCTGTAGCAGTTTGTACAGCGATTTTGTACTTACCACCATCGGTTACTTTACCGAGGACAGTTCCGGGAACGTATGACTTAGCTGCGCCTTCGTTCACGGTTACAACTGCACGAGTGTAACCAGACTCTGACCATAATTCTTGCTTAACTACGTTTGATAGACGTTTAGCTTCTGTTGCGAATGGATTTGCCATTTTAATTTTCCTTTAATTTAAATTACTTTGTAGCTTGCTTGGCTTTTAGCAATTTCGCCACAGCAGATTCTTGAATTGCAGGTTCTTCAGTAGTTGAAGCACCCTTTTCAACAAACATCTCAGATGTTTCAACAGTAGTCATCATAGCTTGCATAGCAGCTAAGAATGCTGTAAAATCATCTTCAGATTCTAATGATAGAGCAGCCTTTGCGATTGCTTCTACTTTGCTTTCGTCTTTGACGATAGCTTTAACTTGTTCAGTTTTTGCTTTATTGATAGCTTCTTTTTTCTCAGCTTCAAAGGTAGCAATTGTATCTAAAGCTTTTTGTAACTGTACTTTTTGTTCTTCGAGAGCTTTTTGTACTAGTTCAAATTGAGCTTTTTCTACGGTTTCGATTTTTACATCTTCGTCCATCTTAGATTTCTCCAATTCTTCTTTGTTAACAGAGGTAGATACCTCTTCTTTAATAACCTCGCATGCGGGTGAGGTATCAGTACCTTCTGCAGAAGCAGCTGGTGCGGATTCGGTTGTAGACTTCTCTACTTTAGCTAATGCTTTTTCAATTAATTCTTGATCATTGAGCATAGCTAGATATTCTGTTTCATCTAAATCTGATAATACGTCAGCTAGACTTTCTGCATCATTGGCAGATTTCAAGATTTCGAATGCTTCTAATTTAGATTGGATATAATCTTCGTAGTCTTGTGTTTTAACTTCATCAGTTACTTCGGGTTTTTCGTAACCCATCATACGAGCTAAAACTTCAGCATCTTCATAGTATACTGAAAAGAATTTACGTAGAAAATCTGGTAATTCCATAGTTACTCGAACTTGTTGCATTTTCTGTACAAATTCTTCACTGAACTTATTAGCTTTTAAAACTAAAGCGTAGTCATGGTTATTAGCAGGACCGCCTTGTTCTTTAGAAACTAAAGCTACGTGAGCGCCTTCTTTTTCAAAGCTAATATCAGAGAGTTTTCTCTTAGCCTTACGTTGTGTTGCCATTATTATTCCTCTTCAATTGTTTCGACTGCTGCCAAAGCACCAATACTTAAACCGTTAATATCACCTGATTTAATTAACTCCCAAAGATTGTCATCTAAGGCTTGTACAGTAGCTAACCACGTACCCTTTTTAACGAATTTATCACCAAGGACAAAATCACTAGGGCAACAGTAACTCTCACAAAATTCAAAAGTGCTTGTTTCAACTAAGTGAAATAAGTTGGCTTTCATTGAGTATTTATTAAAATTATGACAAGCTTTACGGACTTCAGATTCTGTGGTAGTATCACCATGAGCGTCTACTTCATCTGGAACCATTACAATGAAAGTAGCTTGTTTTAATTCTTCATCGACAGCTTTTGTAATAGGTAGCTTGATACCTAGTAACTCATCTTCTGAGTTTAATTCTTGTTCTGTAATCTCTTTAGTATAAGATTTTACGATCTCTTCTTTCTTGAGAATTGATCTAGCCCACGCTTGACCAGCGGAACCACCCCAAAGTAACCATGCAATAGTTCCTGCGGTTGGACCACCATCTGGCATTTTCTTTTTAGGAGCGTAGTTTGATTCGTGTCGGCTGAAGAAAGAATACATTCTTTTCACAGTATCTAAACTTAGACTACCATTAATAATATCCCTAGCTCTAGCTACTCCAGAACCTACACCAGCATCGCTGGCTTGACCTGCACTAAGGCCACCTCTGTTCCATTTCTCACGTAATGCTAAACCTCTACGGGCATTATTTCGCATCGCGTCTGTGGGAGCAAAACTTTTAGCTTTGTTTAATTGTTCCATGCTCACCTCTTATAAGTATATAAACATAATTATATCACATTTTTACTAAAAAATCAAGTGTAAATTTCATTACTTGAAGCCTAATTCGAAGAAATAGTCATACCAAGTTAAAATATCACCTGTAAATCTATAAAAATACTCATGCCAGTTTCTAATTCCAGCATCATAAGTCTTTACCCAAACACCATCTTTTTTAACATATACATCGGTTGCAGGAACCCAAGTAGAGTTAATTTTAATGGATGGTGTCGAGGTTGACCAGTAATCATCAATCTTAATTAGCTTCATGATTTAGTACTTTATCCAAATATCCCCGTTTTCTCCCTGATTAACATCTGGATCATTTTGGGAAATAATAACATCACGTTGACCTAAAGTACCAACTGAGTCTAATTCCTTTAAGCTTCCATCTGAGAATTTAATAATTAATTTACCTTGATGGGTATATAATTTAGTAAATCCTTCTGGTGGAGTAATACCGTCATCAGCAATATCTGGAATTTGAATAGGTGTTAATAAACGATAACTCATGCTTTAACTCCTATAATAGTAACTGCCAAATCTGTGGTATCTATAGAAGTAGTAATTGTAAGTGAATTTACGTTTACTGAAGAAACTGCGGTTTGGACCTGAGAGCCAGATAACATGGTATTAATAGTAAACGCATCTTCATCGACTAAGCCTAGATTATGTGTAATAGTATATGCAGTATTTGCTACAGTATTAATCTTACCAAAATAGGTTGAACTACTAGAAGTATTTATGCTGCTATTTTTCCATAGATGGGTATTTCCATCATATACTAATATTTCACCATCTACTGGATCAACAATTAAAACATCGTGAAGTTCATCTAATTCATAGCCGTTTTGAACTTTAACTTCAATAGTACCTTGATTTTGATGACTTCTAGTGACTACACCTACATATACCATATGGTACGGTGCATGGTGTTTAGTTGTAGTGTATGCGCCAGCTGTCGTTGGGCTTAAGTATAACTGTACTCCTTCCGCAAACGCTGAGGTATCCAGACCTGCAACAATACCCACGATAGTAACATATCCATTTTGATTATGTAATATATTATTTGTAACTAAACCAAGAGTCTGAGCAGAAGTTTGATCACTGGTTGCAATTGCTTTACTGACAAGAGGTTTATTACCCGCTGCTCCAGAAATATAAACAGCAGTACCTTTTGTTAGAGTTGCACCTGTTTCATTACGTACTTGAATAACAAGCGTTGAAGCAGGTGATGCTTCCGAAACTTGCAGGTGATAAGTATTTCCAGCTTTTACTACATTCAAACTTCCGTCAGGAGAATCAATAATAGTTTGATCAATATATGGAGTTACGCTTAAATCAAAAGTATTTCCATCTGAAACGATTGTTACACTATCGTCAGAAGATAATATTTGAGTATTAGGAGCAATTGCAATATTTTGTTCAATACTGCTTAATGCTTCACTAGTAACAATCTTTTCACCAGTATCAAAGGTTAAGATTAATTTACCAGTAGAATCGAAATCAGCTGCAATTAATGATCTAAGTACTCCAACTTGTAAAGCATTCTTTGGTAGAAAGGCTTGTTGAATATTAGTTTGCTTACTGATTTCGTTCAAATTTGGTTTGGTAGCATCTAAAATAGCTTTCAGGTGCGATGGAATAACTGGAGCAACTGCTTTCTTAGTAGAATTGAGAATTTTACGTTCTTCAATACTTACAGCTTGAGAAGCCGCGAATACAGCAGCTTGCTCATCTTGAAATTTACTAAAAGACTTATTAGCAGTTGTTATATAGATATTCTTTAGCTCTTTAGATTTCCCCTGCATGGAGACAGGTAAGTTTGATTCACTCCAATGCATGGGTATTCCTTATTCGTATTTAGATTTTAGAATATCTTCTACAGACTTCTTAACCTTTCCTTTTTTAAACGCTGATTCTGCATTTTTCATTGCAGCTAAAGAAGCAATACGTGCTTTCTCTTCTGAACCAGTATCTTTTAAGGTTTGGTTAAAGACTCGAATAGCTACTTCTTGAACAGCATCTGACTTTTTACTAGCCCACTGTGGTGGGTTTGATTTTGAATATGGCATAATTATCCTGCGTTTTCTAAGTTGTTTGAACTTGTATCAGCACCCGATGGGTTAGTAGAAGTACCTTCACCAGCCGTTGCCATACCATCACCACTACGTGAAGTATTAGCTGGCATTGCATCTAGGTTAGGCTCTTCGTCTTTAGGTAAAGAATCGATACCTACTGACTCACGTACACGGTTTAGAACTTCACGATCAATCTCAAGCATACCTGTACTTGCATAACGCTGAATAGCTTTACTGAATGATTCTAAGTCTTCTGTCTGGATATTATCAAAGTCCATTGTACCCATGCGCGATGTATCCCATCCGTTGAGTTCATATGTCTGACGAATTAAATCATCATTAATAACTTGAGTAATCTTCTTTAACATTGCTTCAGCAGCATTACCAGATAGAGAACTTTTAATTTGACCTAGTGCGAAAGATCCACCGCCTGTTTGACCCATTACCAATAAGTCAGCAAATAAAGAAGTAAGAATTAAATTCTTGTAGTACTCTTTGATCTTGCTAGTATCCATTGCTTTACTACCGTTTAAGCTTAGTAGCTCTAAACTGAACAATGGTTGACGAGTATCCTGATCGTAAGCTTGTGGTAGAATCAAAGCGGATTGCTGATTCATCTGCAAGTTACGCATTACGTTTTCGTAATACGCACGAATTGATTTTTGTTCTGGTGATGCATCAGCAGCAAGATATTGAGGTGGTAACTTAAGAACTGGTAAACCAGCTAAGTCTTTAGCTACACCGTTTGCTTCAATTTCTTCAATTACTGATAAGAAGCGCCACGCTAAGTAAGCGTCACGTAATGGAGACTTACCATATGGATCACCCTTGTGCTTACCTGCGCGAAATAGCATGATCTTGCTACGAGGTAGTACGACTACGTTATCTGTACGCTTCGCATATCTATTATAAGGGTCTGCTACTTGTGTTAAGTCTTGACGTACACCTAAAATCTCATTACCATCATCTGAAAATACGAAACGTTGGATTGTCTCTTGATTTCTAATCGGTAGCTTTTTCCAACCGATGATACCATCGTTGAACTTTGAGCCGTTTGACTTTAAACGTCTACGGTATACCTTCTCATGAACAGAGAAACCAAAGACATTACAACTGAGTGCTTCGCTAACGAAATCAGCCCAAGTTTGACCATCCATGTCTTGCATCATTTCATTAATGATTTTAGCTTGCTCTAATTCGGCATCAGTTGCATCAGCTGGCGCTTTAAATTTCCAATCGGCTTTACCAATTAGGTTATCAAATAAAGTTAAAGCTGAATTAACTGTTGAATGATAAGACATTTGCTTATAAGTATTAATACTAGAAGGAAAGTTTAATTCTTTCTTGATTTCGTCTTGACTTAAGCCAGCATAGATATTTAAACCTAGATAACCAGTTTCAGATAATTTAAATCTTTCAGGTATATCGTTCATAGTAGCTTTAGCAACAGTTTCTTGTTTCTTTGGTCGTGCCATTTATAGGCTCCTTAATTAAATCCGATAGTTGTAAATTGTGGCATTGATAATGTATGTCTAGGCATATTATCGAAAGGATTTGAACCCGTCATATCAGGCAATGAGAATATTGGCAATACAGTATCTTTATTTAAAAGAAGCATACAGTCACTGCAACAGTCAACTTGGTCGTCTTTTTTCTTAGGATCACCATCAAAAACTTCTAGTTCATCAAAGAAGTCTTTATTCCAATTAGCTTTAACTACGTTAACGAATCCAGCCTGTGCAATGCTAGAGAATGGGGCGAAACGAGTGATCTTAGATTTAACTGGTTTAGTTAATCTGCAAACGAATCCCATCTCAGCTAATTTACGTTGTAAATCTTTAGCGTATGCGCCAGCAGCAGCTGCGGGATCTAATGGAATTGAAATAATCACACCTTGACCATCATGCCTTGCTGTATCAAATACAAGTTTCTCTACTTCATGTACTCTATCTCGCATTGAAACAACATCTTCAACTGTATAAACTTTGGCATCATCTTTTGAGATTAATACACCTCTAGTCCAGTCTGGATTTGGATATTGTTCGGAAGGTTTGCTAAAAGCAAAGTCCCATGCTCGAATACGTTGTTTAGCTCGTCCATTTGGAAAGTCAACTAAACCACACCATTCTCTTTTGAATAGTCCTGACGATTCCATACGAGCAAACCATGAGCCATCTAATAGTCTTTCCTTCTCAACACGAGGTAAGGACATTAATCTACTGATATAATCAGGTTGTGCTTTCAATAATGGAGGATTGTCTCGACAAGTAGCGCCGATGAAAGTAAATGAACTGATACCAGATTCATCACCTTTTCCATGAGCAGCTTCAGCTTCCTCTATGCTATTATACCACAACATGGTATTACCTTGACGGAAGAAGAAACGTTTATGTCCTGTTTTTTCAGCTAATGGGATACCACTTTGCGGATCTAAATAATAATCTTGTAGCCAATGACGCAAGAAACTATTATAATCAGGGTTAGTCATCAAGAACATTTGAGGTCTGTAGTTAACATAAGCGTTTCGCATACGTGATAACAAATAGACTACCATTTCTTCTTCAAAGTCAGTTGCTTCATCGAAAATTACTAGACTGTACTGACCACCTTTGTGATCGTACATGTTTGATGCGTGTTGCATATGGCTAAACTTCAGCAGAGCGCCATTAGGGAAGATAATTTCCAGTTCCCTACTGCGGATACGTAAATTTGGAAATAACGCGCTGTAGAGGCTACAGGCTTCTTGCCAGATACTTCCGGGGGCTGTAAGCATCTTGGAAGTTCTACGGAAAATAACACCCGTAGCTCTAGGATGTTGCATGAACCTTAAGGCAATGAGTAAAGCAGTATAAGTTTTACCAGAACCCGCTGCTCCACCAGCCAACGTAATCGTTGCATCACTGTTTAGGAATAATTCTTGCTTTTTACTAGCGGGTCCAATAACTACTTGTTGACTCATTTAAATCCTTTATGCTGCTTTTTCGTTATCGATTACGGTAAGCGAGAAAAGCGGTGCGTTATGTTGTTGAATCTCAGTACCTTCAGTTTCATCAGCATCTTCACCATCGTAAACATCTAATGTAAGTCTACGGTAATTATCTAATAGTATAGTTGCCGCTTTTAATTGGTTCTGATGACTAGCTTCTTTATTCTGCATAATATCTGCAGCTTGTGTGATAGCTTTAGCTACGTGAGGTTTGATCTTACGGAGTAACATGATCAATTCACGTTCTTTTAGATCACGATTTGTTGGCTTATCTAAAACTGATGACTTTTTCGGTCTACCGTTTGGATTACCAGATTGTCCTTTTTTAAAGGCCATATATTCTCCTTGAATTAGTTCTGGTTACGATTCCAGAGTGCGCTTTTCGTAGCACCGCAAAACAATACGCTGTGTCCTTTGCAGTCTTATTTGGCAATAAGACCCTAGAGTGTTACCTCCATGTTACCTCGCAACAGATTCGAGGGACACCTAAAACCGATGTGACTTCGGACCCAAGGTAGGTTAGTTTAACCAGCTAGATTTTCATCTTCTGGTTTGTCTGCTAGTTTCTCCGCTACTGCACCTGCAGCTTTACGACCAGAGATACCACCTAATGTACCAACGCCCATAAAGGCAATGGCTTTTAGAATTTCGAGGAATATTGCATCGATTGGTGCTAATACTGTAGATTGGTCTTCGAAGGCAATAGCCCACATAACACCCATTGCAATTAAAAATACCATTGAAGTGATTGCTTTAACTACGAAAGCCCATACACGTACTTCAATTTGATCGGCAGTCATGCCTTTGTAACTATCTAACATATTATTCCTTGTTTTTAGCTTTATTAATATCTTTGAGAAGCTGTTCGTTATATTTAATCATATCTTCAAGCTTTTCAACTTTAGTTGTCCATTGTTTATCACGGACTTCAATCTTATGATTGTTTCTATCGGTAGTAATATACATATCTACTAATGGAGGTACTACAAGCAGTAAAGCTATTACGGCGGTAGCTGCTGCAATCATAGAAACTATTGACGAGTTATTAGCTTTATCCATATTGCCCATATTTCTGCTAGGAACACTATTATTAGAAACACTGTAACCAGTTCCAGCTTTATTTGATTTTGTAGTTGCTCTCGTAGCCATCGCTCACCAGCTGCTTTCTTACGTTTTTCTATTTGAGCTAATTCTTGTTGCTCTTGGATAATACCTACTCGCTTAACAACCTTAGTGTATAAATCACCTAGTTCAGCTGGACTTTGATATACCATAGTTTCACGGATGGTTACCTGAAGCTTTTGTATCTCGATCATTGCATATTCAATATCAATAGCAGAACTCATAAGTTCTTCATAACCTTGAGACTCTAGGGACTTAGTTTCAGCTTCGGCTAATTTAGCTTGCAACTGAGACATACAACTGAAGAATATCTTTAGTTGTTCTATCAAACCTATCACAATAGATAGTTCATCTAATTGAACATCTTCTGCAGGTTTCTTTTTATTTTGTTTTGTAGGTTTAGTTGATAGATTATCTAAGGCTAAATCTGCTATCTTCGGAAGTTCTTTCTTTTTCTTAGGGAACATCTTTTCCCATATGAATTTCCAGATACTGGTTACTTCTTTCGAAATACCTTTTACTTCATCGAATGTTTTCTTAGCTTTGAGTACTGTACCTTTGTACTCTTTGTATAATTCACAGCCCTGTTGAATGGCTGATACTGCTGCATTTGCTGCAGCTAGGATAGCTAATGGCATATCTCTACCCTGATAATAAATGGTCCGTAATGAGTGATTTGAACACCCGATATCTCGGCCCCAAACCGAGTGACTTAACCAGACTAGCCTAATTACGGATATTAATTGGTGGACAATCTTCGGCTGACCGTAGCCTATACATCGCCCATATTTGGCGGAAAGCAGAGGAGTCGAACCCCATCCCCGTTAAGAGAACCTAGTTTTCAAGGCTAGTCGCAGGACCAACCCCGCTGCATTACTTTCCATATTATTGGCAGAAGATACAGGATTTGAACCTGTGGGCGGCTGTTACACCACCGTCTGTTTAGCAAACAGATGCCATAAACCTGACTCGACCAATCTTCTATTTATTCTCTATTAAGTACTGTAAAGCTAATTTTAATAGTTCAGGGTCATCATTAAACTTACCTAAACCTGTATTACACTTAACACATAGTAGCCCTCGTACCTTACCTGTTAAATGGCAATGGTCTACATTTGGCTTATCCATTGGAAGCAAGCAAATTTTGCATAAACCAATTTGTGTTTCAAGCATTGAAGTAAATTCTTCGAAACTTAGACCATACTTTTCTTTTAAATGTTTCTCATAGGTCCAAGGTGTAGCTTTATATCTACCATCCTTGTAGCCTTTTCTTTGATTACTTGTTTTACAACTTTTGCACTTACTATTTCTACCGTCTTTGAATCCATTGTGAATAGAGAAACTTTCTAAATCTTTCTCTAAATGGCATTGCGTACAAATTTTAGTTGTCATATTAAATGCGAGGAATTTTCTCTGCGTATCCTGAGCCTTCATTTGAGATATCATCCCAACCTTCTTTATTCATATTTGCTCCTATGTATATTTGGCGAACCAAGAAGGACTTGAACCTCCAACCCTCGAATTTGGAATTCGATGCTCTACCAGTTGAGCTATTGGAACGAATTGGCAGAGGATGCAAGAATCGAACTTACGACAACGGGATCAAAACCCGTGGTTATACCATTTAACTAATCCCCAATAAACTGGCTCCGCACTCTGGAATCGAACCAGACTAATCATTGCTTAACAGGCAAGTCCTTGCACCATGCTTGAATTCTACGGAATAATTTGGTGGATGCCCTAGGTAACGCTCCTAGCGAGTGCATAGACAAAGGTTTTACAGACCCTCCCGCCTCTTTAACGGAATATGCATCCAAATTTGGTACAGCATGGGAGAATCGAACTCCCCTTACAAGGATGAAAACCTTGTGTCCTAACCGATAGACGAATGCTGCTTAATTAATTGAGAAGATTATAGCACAGAATCCAACGGATTAAATAGGCTATGAACAAATACTTGCAATCTTCTCGAAACTGATGTTCAATGTACACCTCTAACGACTTAATGTTTCTTGTGGGGCTTGCCGACATACCATTACATTGAACTAAAACTGGTACAGAAAACTGGACTTGAACCAGTGGCCTAACGCTTATCAAGCGTTTGCTCTACCAACTGAGCTATTTCTGCATTAATTTGGTGTCTCAGGTCAGACTCGAACTGACACGCACTAGGCACTGGTTTCTAAGACCAGCGTGGCTACCATTACACCACCGAGACTTGGTGCGAGAGGTGGGATTTGAACCCACAAGCCGTTAGGCGGCAGATTTTAAGTCTGCTGTGTATACCATTCCACCACTCTCGCTAAATTTGGTGCTGAAGGTGAGACTCGAACTCACGTAAGATTTCTCTGACGGCTTACAAAACCGTTGCAATTGCCGCTATGCGACTTCAGCTAATCCTAGAGTATATTCGTATCTACAGAGGACTAGGCTCCATGTAGAACTAGTAGACTTCTGACTTTCGGTGTCTACAACCTCAGTAACGTTAGATTAAGTTACGTAGCTTCTGCTATTGCCTTTTGTGCCGTTTGCTATTTGCGAACAGCGAATGTATTACAGTAGGTATTTAAAGCTCGGTTATTACTAACGGAAATCTTTAACGTTTATCCTACCGTATATCTGGAAGCAATGGGACGGATTCGAACCGCCGATTTCCAGCTTATGAGGCTGGCGAGATGACCACTTCTCTACCCTGCTATAACCGTTTAAAACCCTTAGTCTCTTCACCTACGGTTCAGAAACCGTGAGAATCATCCCATTCATAGTGAATCTGCGCTGCAGTACGTCCACTAGGGTTTCTTAGAATCTCGAAATCAACTTCGGATTCTGAATCTACTTCATTCAATACTACGCTTGAGCAATCTTCGCACTCATAACCTTGGTTAAATGCATTTTGCTTAAAGTATTGACTGCACACGATACATTTCATGTTGTCTCGTTTCTTTTAGTTATTGTTCAATGTTAGTGCTGGTTACTTATCCAGCTTTCAGCTAGGTAACCTTGAAAGGAGTTTAGAAAGAGGTTACGAAACAGAAAAGGTTATTGTCGTAATAGTCTTTCAATGGGAATATGCGTAGCAGGGTATGTTCGCTTAATGAACATATTTACTAATGCTTTAAATTGAAATTTACTACAACAGAGTTAATTATATCATAACTTTCCTGAAATATCAAGTGCAATTCAATAAATATTACAATTATCAATCAAATACACCTATGTATTTTCCCTTTTAGTCAAATACACAATACCTACTTAATATTTTAGCATATTTCAATTGCAGCTTTACATACATCCTACGTACTACTACAATATCTTGTATAACAAGTACTCTATCTTTACCATCTTCTCTCCAACACAATGTGTACGAGAACATATCTTGATGGTGAGGTACAATTTTCAAAGCTCCAGCTAAGTTGCGTTGTGCCTCTTTGACGGTATTATTTACTTTTCTAGATACAAGTCTAAGATTTTGTAAACGGTAGTCACTGAAGTCCAAGTTTCTGTGTAAGACCACTTTATCTTTAGGTACAACTAACGCATTGCCTAATTCGATAGCTACTCTGTTAGCTTTTAACTTGTACTTCTTACCTTTCTTATAGAAGATTAAGTACCCATCATCATCAGGAAATATCTTACGGTAAGGTTTGTTGTCTTTCAGGATGTAGAAAGTACCATCTAACGGTGAATAGTTTAAAATGTCATTTAGCATAACTGCAGTTGCCTCTTTAAGTTTCAGGTACAAGTAATATACGTTTTATTGACGTTAGTTTAGGTTGACAGTCGTATTGCTGTAATGTTGTATTTAAACAACAAACAAGCCTACAAACTATAAATAACATTTCAACTAAATAGCTGAAGTTTTAACTGCCGTATATGTATAGTTATATAGTATTGTAAGTTAGTCTTGTTACGGCATAAAATTTTTACCGTCTAAGTATAAAATTTTTACCGCTACGGGTATAATTTTTTTACCGTCAGAAGGGTTCGTTATCGTTATACACTCTTTCAACTTTAGCTGAACCTGATCTGTAGACAGAGTAAAAATCCTTAACTTTATAACTGTAAGAAGTAACAGGGCTATTTGAACCTTCAACTCGTTTCTTAAATATCTCTAGAAGTCCTACAGTCTCCAACTTCTTGATGCAATTGCTAACGGTCATCTTAGTCATACCTAGCTCATCAGCAATCTCCTGCATGTTTTCGTGATACACCTTCTGTTGTCTACTAAAGTAAACATATTTATCTAACATGTGAGCATACACTAACTTAGCATTAGCTGTTAAGTCAGTTCTACGCTTCAATGAATTAGATACACGCATCCACGTATGTTGCGGTTCTGTTGGTTTTACTTCAGGTTGCACAATTACTCCTTTATACGACTCCAATATGCTATCACAAGTTTTTGTATTTGTCAAGTTTTAACTAAAAATATTTTACAAGCCTTGATTATAACATGAAACTATGCTATAATAAATCTTTATCAACCCTTAAAAGGAGTATACATGACAAATGTTAAACGAATCGAATCCTACGGCCTCTATGATTTCTGCCAAGACGTTCAAGCAGCGTTGCAAGAAGGATATGTCTTTGATTTTGATACAAATGAAAACTTTCCTACGGCTTATGGCACTATGCTTACTTGCGGTCTTGTTAAGCCTAACGAAAATGTAGAAGTAGTAGAGACTGAGACTGAGATTGTATCTCAAGATGAACAAACTACTGAAATTGTACAAGATGTTGAACAAGTAGTAACTGAAGTTGAAGCTGTAGTTACAGAAGTTGAGGAAGTATCCGAATCAGAACCAGCTAAACGTGGTCCTAAACCAAAAGCTAAGTAAACGATAGGCCCATTACGGGCCTTTCTTATTTCAACTAGGAGGTATATGAAAAGAAATCAAAAAGTTGCAGCACAACGTATTCAAAAAGAAAAGTTCCAGCGCCAGCAATTCCCTGTGCTGTTACCAATGAATGCAAAGCAGACAGAGTTACTAGAAGCTTTAAAGTACAATACACTTGTGGTAGCTCGTGGTAGTGCTGGTACAGGTAAGACCCTCCTTGCAATTTGGCATGCAGCTAAGAAGTTGCACTTTGCAGATATTAAGAAAGTAGTATTAATTAGAGCTTATCAACCATTGGCTGGTAGGTCTATTGGTTTTCTTCCGGGGACTGCGGAGGAAAAACTACTCCCTTTCTATCAACAAATGATTGACTACTTCGAAGACTATCTAGGTAAAGCTACTACTGAGATTCATCTTAAGAACAAAACTATCGAGATCTGTAGCTTAGAAACCATCCGTGGTCGTAGCTGGAACGATAGCATTATCATTGTAGATGAAAGCCAGAACTTATACGTTCCAGAGATCCAAGCCTTGACTACTCGTGTAGGTGAAAGCTCTCAGATTATCTTCTGTGGTGACAATACTGGTCCACAAACAGACGTAAAGAAGGGCATGGACGGTTTAACCTACCTTGAAAAGATTTGTAAGAAATACAATATTGACGACTGCAGTTTTACTACCTTTACTCGTGAAGATGTAGTACGTAGTGGATTAACTAAAGAATTCGTAATAGCTTTTGAAGATGAACTATTAGCTGAAGTTGATGGTACAGCCGTAATTCAGGAAACAACAAAGGAGAAAGTTAATGCGAGACAAGCTAAAAAAGTTTAAAGATTTAAACCCTGTATATATTAAATTGGATGATGACGATGACGATAATTCTAACAATCTGCTTGCTAATCAGTATTTACCTTATTTCCAAAGTACACAAGTTAATCGTTGCATCAAAGCATTTATTGACGAAGGCGTAAGAGAAGCTAAATACTATCGGAATCTTATTCATACTATTGATAGTCTAAGTGAAGATGATATTTTATGGTTAAGTATTAATACTTACGGAGGTCATTTAGATGGAGCTATTGCAATTATCAATGCAATTCAAAACACCAGTGCTAATGTACATTGTCATATCGATGGTATCGCTGCTAGTGCAGGTAGCCT